GCATGAGACATCGAAACACCGCCACTCGGGTTCGCGTAGCTGTAGCCACGATAGACCACACGGCTGGCTCCGGTGGATATGTAGTACATATCGCAATAATGCGTCGAGGAAGAACCCGAAACGGAGCCCACCGGAATCACATCCATGTACTTGCCATGTGCAACGGCCGTTATCCATACACCCGAACTTGTGCCTCCTTTCACCATGCGGGTCGTGCCGTCAGGCATCCAAATGCGCCACTTGCCGGCGTTGCCGCTGTCATTAGGAAGGTCCACGCCGTCCATCATGTCATACTTATGACCGTAGATATCCTCGTAGCCAAGGCAGCAGATATTGTTCACCTGCATGACTGTAGCTCCGCCGTAGTCATCCTCGCCCCGGTACCAGGCGTACTGGTGGACCATGTTGTCCACAAGCGAATTCGTCACGTTCGGGTTGATGGCATGTGCCTCTTCATAACCGATCGTATCGGTCATGCCGCGTGAAGCGGTCCCCCCGGTGATACGGTTGTTAGTATGCTGGCCCGCGCCGCATTGTTCCTGGCTATCACGACGGCCATAGGCGGCGTAGAAGAGGTTGGCGATACGGGAGTGCATCAGCGCGTCAATCTGCTGCATGCCGCGCTGGACAGAGTAATAATGGAAGTCGGCCCAGCTCATGCTCGCGGTAGTGCTGCCGCCGGTGATACAGGCACGCAGCTTGCTGCCGACGACGCTGCTGCCGACAACCGCACAAAGATGCTCATCGTTGGCAACCCAGTCGGGTTCCATGTCCTCGATCCGGTCGGAGTTGGAAAGGACTACCTTGTCGAACTCCGCGGTGTTCAGTATGGAGAAATGCAGCGCAGTGGCACCGGCAGGGACGTCGGCGATCAGGTACATGCCCGCCTCGAACTTGTTGGAGAGGGTCGGAACTACGATGGAACTGACAACGGCACCGGTATTGTCAGTGAATACGCTGCCCACGAGGTTAGTACCGGGAACGCTCGGGAAACGCACGCGCTTGTGGCCGCTGACGTTCACCTTGCAGACGGAATACGTGGTGTCGGTGCTGTAGCTGTTCGCAAGCGTGTCCTTGCCGCTCATGATCTTACGGCCGTTCAGGTAGCCGCCCGCCCCTTTGATGTCATCCAGCGTGAGGACATCGGCATCCGGGACGGAGGGCATGTCATCTTTGGCTTTGCTGCTGTAGCAGGAGTAATGCTTGCCGTTCAGGTGATCGTTGACGCCCTTGCTCCAGAAAAAAGGCTCGAACATCATCCAGTCGCCCTCGCTGCCGTCAAGTTTGGCCGTGCTGCCGTCGGCGTAATAGTTGGAATTCCCGTCGTCCAGCGGGTAATAGGTCATCTCACCGTCCGGGTTGTTCACCGTCGTATCGACATTCGCGATAGTCACGTTGCGGGTCGTGGGCTTCCTCGTCATTTTCGCAAGTACACGGTGACGCTGTTTCAGAATGGCGGCGATATGCCCGCTCATCCTGTAAGGCGTACCGTACTTGTAACCTGTCCTGTTGTCCGGGTTGCTGATATTGGCATCGTCGGCCACATCGTCGTCGGACTCGATCATCGTGTATTCGGGCTGGAGGATGTTCAGCTCGGGAAAATGGGCTTTCAGGGCCGTATATTTTTCGTCCTCGATATAGTTGGTAAGATATACCGTACCCACCAGAGCGCAGGTGTCAGTGGCGTTGCCTTCAGCGTCCACGCCGCCCATCTTCACGAAACGGTTCAGCCATGTGCCGTCGTCCTCACGGTCGATACCGGTCACACGGATACGTTCCACGCCGGAACAGCGGTTCAGAAGGGTTTCCCAGTTCAGGCCGGGACAGCCGTCCACAATCAGCGTCTTCACCTTGCCATAGCTCTCCAGTGTGAGGCCGCCCGTGGTCAGTTTGCCTAAGTATTCCAGTTTCAATACGGTCAGCGTGCCGGGGAGCCAGGCTTTCGTCAGGGGGGCACCCTTGGCGAAGGGGATACTCTGCACCTGCGTGCCACGTGCGTCCAGTTCCTCCAGTTTCGTCTGGTTCGTCAGGTCAAGTTCCGTACTGGTGCTGCTGCCTGTCTTTGCCTGCGCCTGATTGCGGAGGTTGATTTTACGCAACTGGCGGCAACTGCCGATGACGAGCCACCAGCCGGTACTACCCGTACCGGAACTCTGCATATTCAGTTCACGCAGCATCTTGCATTTGCCGAGGTCGAAGCCGTTCTTTAAGTGGTCGGCCGCCCCGGTCATGTCCAACACCTGTATGCGACTGGCACCGTAGATGCGCAGCGGGTCGTTCAAGGTGTAGGTACCGGTAATGTTGAGGATGGCAATGTCACCGCCCTGCACGATGCCGGTGTTGCCGATGTTCGGGCTGTTGTTCGTACCATACCCGAAAGCATACACCTCGTTGGCCGTTATCCTCACCATGTCTGCCGGGTCGTTTGACGTGCGTGCCATATAAAGGTCGATGTTGTCACTCGTGAAATTGCTCGTGCCGTATTTGGCATCAAGCAGGGCGAAACGGTTCTTCACGAAGTAGCTGCGGTGCGCGGCGTTGCTGCCCTGAAGGGCGTAGATGAACGGCCATTTCTTGCCGTAAACCTCCTCCATGTTCGGGCGGATATACTTCAAATAACCGCTCTTGTTGTACGCGCGGTCGCTCCAGTTGCCCGCCTGTTCGACGTCAAGCATGGAAAGCACGCGCTCGACCGTCATTTTCGCGCGGTAAGCGCCGGCGCAGGTTTTCAGTTCGTCCTGAAGGTTGGCCAGCACAAGGTTCCAAAGCCAGCTCTCGCGACCCTCGAAGGCGTATTTCCCGGCTTCCGCGTCCCACGTGTCACGGTCGAGCGTGTAGTCGTAGGCAAGGAAACAGTCGTTTCTCTTACCGAGCTGCGTGTCGCCGTCGTAGTAGGTGGTGTACCAGACCAGGCCGTCCCAGGTACGCAGGAGGATGTTCTTCGCACGCTGGTCCACGCTCGCGAAATAGTCCGTGTGGACATAATAGGTCAGCAGGTGGTCCACGTCAAAATACTGCCCGACCTCCGTCTTGAACTTTTCACTCACGAAGGTGGTCAGGTCATCCGCGGTGGCGTTTGCCGGGACACATGAACGGACCCAGCCGAAAAGACGTTTCAGCGCGGACTGCTGGGCTGAGTCCAGGCCGGCCCATTTCACGTCGTCCGGGTAGTTCGTTTCAAGGCCCGCGTCGAAACCGGCGGCAAGGTCCGCATCGCTGGAGCTCTGGAAAAGGCAGACCTTCTCACCGTTGTTCAGCGTCTCCAGCGTCATCGGGCAGGCAGGGGTATAACCGTCGAGCCCCTCCATGCCGAACAGACGGCCGCTCCTGCTCTTCTCGTTGTTGAAGTTGTACTGCCCGTAGTAGGTGCTCTCGCCGTCGGCAGTCTCGGCACTGAACACGTCGATGGGGAAACCGTCAATGCTCTGGCGGATTGTGACCGCATTCAGGTCGCCGCCCGCCTGTTCCAGTTGGTAACGTTGCGGAGGGGTCAGCAGGCCCAATTCCAGCATCACGCCGTTGTACAGCTTCGCCACACCGGTATTCAGGGACATGGACGAGTCGGAATAGTCGGACTTCATGCAGAACAGATCCATCGGGATGCTCCCGGGGCGCATCATGTACCTGTTGCCGCCAAGGGGGTCCGGGACGCCGTTGACCTCGAAACTGAGGTTCGCGCCGCCCTTGGTGTGGTAGATGCGGATGTTCTTGCTCGGGTATTTCGTGGAACTGGTACCCTGGATGCGGATGTAGCAGTCACGGAGGACAAAATCGTACTCCTTGCCGAAAGGGGACCAGAAATAGACGTCGGCGATGAAGTCGGTCTTCTTGTTGTTCGTCTCGTTCACCTCGTCAAGGCCGCCCTTGCGAACGATACGCATCACGCCCTTACCCTTGGCGCGCAGCTTGTCGATGTCAACGTCGCCGCTGCCGCCCAGGATGTCGTTCTCCTCGTAAAGGCGCATCACGTCGTCGCTGCTGTCGGCGTCCACCATGCGGTTGTCCAGGATCTCGTCGTCACTCAGGGCGCGGTTGTAGATGCGGATGTTCTTCAGCTCCACGTCAGCGGAAGAGCTGTCAATGGTGATGCCCGCCGGATTGTCCTGGCGGAAGTAGTAGCTGTTGTCGTAGATGTCAGCGCCGGCACGGTTGCCGTTCACGTAAAGTTCCATCAGGCGGCCGTCGCCACGACGGCCGATGACAAAGGCGACTTTCAGCCACTTCTCGGGGGCGAACTTCGTGCCGATCTTGATTTCACGGCTCGCGTCCTCGCCGTCCTCGTTCGTATAGTGCAGGATGGTGCCGGTCTTGATGCTCGCCTCTTCGCTTGTGACACTAAGGCCTTTGCCGTTGTCCATGCAGCTGATCACCTCGGCCTGGCGGTCCGTCACCCCCGATACGCGGAACTCCATCTCGATGGTCGCGCCGGTGGCGCCGGCGTCATCCTTGAAAAGGCGGTAGCCGATAACGGCCTTCGCGCCACCGGTCAGTTTAAGGCTCTCACCCGTCCAGCCGTTAGAGCTCCAGTCGAAGCCCTCGAAGGTGGTCTCCACACCGTTGTACTCCCACTGTGCCGGGTCACTCTCCCCGTTGCTGCGTCCGGAGGGGCTCAGCTTCACCTGGAGGCCGTAGGTCGTCTCGCTGATATCGATGCCGCTATCAGCCACGTCAATGTGGAAGGTGTAGGCGGTAGCCCCGACCTTCAACTGCATCTTCTGGCGGCCTTCTTCAGTGAAGCGGTTCCGGTAGGTCTGGGCCGTACGGGGGACGCTCACTCTTTGGAGGAGCGCGTCGTTCCGGTAAATGTCCACACTCGCCGGGGTGGTACCCGGGTCGTAGGCGGCAAACTTGAACTCGCAGTTCTCGTACCGCCCCACCTCGATAACCGGGGAGAGATGGTCGGCGCCCGTGAAGATACGGCCGTCCCGGTGGGTGACCATCAGACCCACGTAGGGGACGCTGCTGCCGCTCTTCAGGATATCGATATAAATGCTCTCGCTTTTGAGCGTCAAGCCGTCACCGGCATCCATCTCGGCAACCATCTGGACGGTATGCCGCCCCACCGCCAGGGAGGACATGGAGAGGGGGAAACTGCTGTTCGTGGTACCGCTGCGGGTGACTGTGTGGGCGTTCTGCTGTTTGCCGTCAACGTACAGCGTCACCACTTTCGTTCCCGTACCGCTTACGGCGTAGGGGATGTTCACGGTCTCCTGCGCGCCATAGCCGCCGGAACCCAGACAGGAGGCGATATTGTAGCTGCTGGAAAGGGACAGGGTCACGCTCCGCACGCTCACATAGGCCTGTCTCTTCTGCGCCTTCCCGGTCACCGGGTCGGTGGTCTCGGCTATCACGTAGATATCGCTCGTGCCGGCAAGGAGGTATTTCGTAAGGTCGAGCGTGTACGTGCCCTTGCTCACGTCCCGGGAAGTCTCCGAATAGGTGGTGGTGGCACCACGTTTCACCTGGACGGTAATTTTCGCTTTCTGACCGGTACTCTCGCCCTTCTCGTCACCGCTGCCGTACTGGTGGTCATAGGTATAGGTCAGGAGGACAAGGTCGCCCTCCTTGACGGTGGGCTTGTCCACGCCAGCGCCCAGGATGATCTTCGTGGTGCCGCCCTCGCCGCCTCCACCGCCACCGCCGGCGGGGATGTCGAAACCGGTCACCTCGACACCGCTTTTGTTCTTCAGGCTCACGTGGACGGTGGTCTCGTCATCGCTCAGTTCGGCGGAGCTGTCGAAGATGGTGTTCGCTTCCACCTCGCCCAGTTTCGCCGCCACGGCGCGGTTCTCGACAGGGTTCGTGCTTTCGGCGTTCAGGCTCTCGTCAACCTCCACCTTATCGATGGTCAGGCTCACATTGCCCTCCGCGTCAGGGGTCTGCTTCTCGCCGTTCACCGTCAGGCTCTTCATCGTGCCGGCACCGCCGAAGTCCTCCCAGCTCGCGGGCTGTTCCCATGCCGTCAGGCTCGTGCCGGCGAATTGTTTCGTCTCCCACTTGCCCTGGGAAACCTCATAGGTGATGCAACGGCCCTTATACCGGTATTTCTCATTCACGGCAGCGACGGCCGTCTCAAGGGTATAGTAGCCGCTCTCCAGGGGAACCTCCTCCGTCACGTTGTACGTATTGCCGCCGCTGCCCATGCCGCCGGGAATATCGGTGGAGGTGATTTCCTGGCCGTTACGGCCCAGGAGGGTCAGCTTCACCGTGTCGTTCTTCTCGTCAGGGACGGCCGTCATACCACCCACCAGACTGCCGTCCACCGCAGCGGCGGCATCCTCTGCCTTCTTTGCGGCGGCAGTGGCCGTACCGGCAGCGGCGTCCGCGGTTTCAGCGGACTTGTTTGCAGTACCGGCGGCATCCGTAGCGGTCCGGGCAGCATTGGTGGCGGTGGTCGCGGCATTGGTGGCTTTCGTGGCGGCAGCGTTGGCTGTGGCAGCAGCGTCCTCCGCGGGTTTTCGCAGCAACGCAACAGGTGCAAGCACGACATCCTGACCCCGCATCGCAGGAAGACTCTTGATGTTGTCCAGCGAGGTGACCTCGACCAGTTCATCGACACTCTGGCTCTCCGCCTTGATGGAGTTCAGGATGTCTTTCTTTAGTTCGTTCTTTTCCGATTCTGTCAGTGCCATAAATTATTCCTCCCTTACTTCTTCTTTATTTGTATCAAGCATGTCAATAATAGCGTCACCTACCGAAGGGACACAAAGGTTCACGGCGGCAAAGCGCACCAGTTTCTCGTCCTCGGAGTCCAGCTCCATATCACCCTCGCTATTGAATATCTTAAGGGCGAGGTTCTTGGCGCGGACACCGTTTACACGGGTGTACAGCACATCGGCAAATGACTCACGGGCGTCACCCGTTACCGTTTCCTTACGGGATATGCCGGTATAGACCGGCAACTGTTTGAAATTGATTCTTACCATAATTTTTATGTTTTACGATCCAATACTTGCGCGTAATAGTTACCGCCGTCATAAATCAGCAACAGTTCCAGGACATCACCGGCGGCCATCTCTATCTCGTTGCCATAATGCCCGCCGTTGTTGTTACGGAAATACAGCGAGGACTGCCCGTTCTGGAAAGTGACCAGAAAACTCTGGCTGTTCTCATAACGGGCAACCAGACGCACGAACACGGCAAACACACCGGTGGAGTTCATCACCTGCTTCATGATGGAAAGCGTGGGAAGATAGACATACCGTTTCACGGTGTTGTATATCAGCTGTGTGGTGCCGAAAGAAAAGTCCAGCACGGTCACCGAGTTGGCGTCGTTAAAGTGGCCGGAAGAAAGAAGGCCGCCCTGGCAGACGATGGCGCCTTCCGTATAAAGGGCAACGTCACGGTTTATCACGTTGTCACTGATGATCTTTACAGCGGGAAGATAATAATCACCCGAAGAGGGGTTCATCTGACGGTAGAAATACCCGGCACAATTGCAGAGTGATGAAGAACCCGCAAGAGTGGGATCGGCTCCGTTACCGATGGCCACCTTGACATTGGCGATATCACCAGGCGAAAAATAGCCTTCCTCGGACTGTAACCGGATAAGCCCCGGACGGATAGCGGCCAGTTCCTGCTTGTAACTAAGGTCAGTCCATTTGGACAGGTCACCGTAATAAAGCCCCTGGCTGTCAATGGAGAAATAACCGATCTTGCCGGTGTTGGCCTGTATCTCACCGAAAAACTTGCCGTTCCGGCTCTCGATACTACCGTCTGCCAGGATCTTGAAATTCTGGTTGGCTGTCACAAGCCCCTCCAGCTTGATATGGTCACCCGTCAGCTTCACGACGCTGATACGGTTGCCGTCAGCGTCCGTCTCATCCACGCTCACACCGATAAGAGCCAGTTTACCGTCAGCATCCTGCGCATAAATACCCGCACCTTCCGGTTTCACGACAAGACCGGTTTCTTGCAGGAAATTCTCGTCCCGATCAAAAACGGCGGCCGATATCTTCACAAGACGTTCCGACTGCTCGAAAAGGGTTTTATAACGGTGCGCCAGCGATTCAACGCGGTCAGTGGAAAGAATAAGCATGTACAGGTAGATGTCACCGGTAAAACTCAATTTAAAATCACCGGTACCGTTCCAGAGTCCGCTACAGGTGTACTGCACGTAACCATCAGTTGCAGACAGTTCCTCTTCCACCTCCATCGAGTTGAAGTTGGCGAAACCCGTCTTGTCAACATTCTCAAACGTCACGCGCAACGTGCCGGCCTTGGCACAACGGTAAAAGAAGGTCAGGAACACCGGGACGGCTTCCTTCTCCCCGTTGTCGTTCTCAGGCATGGAGGGGATACTTTTCAGGTTCTCACGTTTCTGGAGGATGTACTTGTTACGGATGCGGACAACCGTACGGCCGTCATCCTCGGTCACGCTCGCGCTGTCACCCTTCTTTGTCAGGACGTTACCGTTCGCCCAGATCCACCGGTTGCCCACAAGGAAGAACACCGTCTCGTTTTCCGTGTTCCATTTCTCCAGACCGGCATCGAACGACGGATTGTTCAGGTAGCCTTTCTCCGTGGCGAAGTCGTTCCGCAGGGCGGTCACCGCACTGGTGATACGTCCCTCGACAATCTCAAACTTTGTCTTGATATCCTCGCCCGTCACTAAAAGGAACGTACCGCGCAGGTAGGCGTTGTCACTATAAAGACCGTTGCCGTGCGGCTGGTTGTCGGCGGGGAACCAGTCATCGCTGATACCGTCCAGATTACCCAGGCGCGCGCGAAGGCAGCCGGTGAAGTTTTTAGCCTTCACACCGTCCATCACGTCCATGCGGGGCTGCCCGTCCTCAGTGGCGGATATCAGAATCAGGTTCTGGCGCAAAGGGGTTTCCGTATTACCCATCAGCACACATTCGTCACCAGGGGTAGGAAGAGAAGTTCCGAACTCATCCACACCCACGAGGATGGAATCGCCCTCCACGCCGGCAACCTCCACCCAGTAGCCTTTCAGGTTCCCGCCGGTAAACGTGGCGCTGCGCATGAGGTCATGCGCCCGGAAGGTATTCGCCTGCTCAAAGGTGATTTTATAAAATCCGTCCTCCAGGATGGCGGTCTTTATCTTGCCATTGGCCGCGGACACACAGAGCTGGCCGCCCACGCTGCGAACCTTCTCGATAAGCAGTTCCAGCACCACCATGACCTGGCGCACCGTCAGCTTGTCGATGGTAAGGTGTGATAGTGCGTCCTCCATCCACAGACGCCAGCCTTCACCTAAAAGCCCGTCCACGAACTGGGGGCTGCGCAGAAACTCACGCACGACAAGCGTCAGCAGTTCGGCGTTGCCCTTGCCGTCAATGCCGCCGTTCTCCTCCTGGCCGATACCGATACCTTCCTCAAAGGTGATTTTCTTTTTCGCACGGTCAGCCTTCTTCTTGCTCAGGTGCTCGGCCTGGCTACGGCGGGCAGAAAAAAGGTTGTTGTCGGTGGGAAGCGTGTTATCCCAGCTCCTTATGATGTCGGGAAGGTTCGAACCGGCCGTTTTGGTATAATTCCTCACCTCCTCGATACTGCCCTTCAGGCTTTCCATCACGCCAGTGGAAAGCGCGTCACCGATTTCGAGGTCCACCTGCGAGGGAAGTGCCACCTTACGCGTGATTTTCGTGATACGGCTGGAACGGAAACCCGTTTCCGGGAAATATTCCGCGCTCTCCAGACGGACACGGCGGCCGGGATAAAGGTCTATCTTGTTACGCTCGACATACACGTGGTCCGTCGGCCCCTTGTACACGGAAACGTCGATGGCATTCTCCAAGTTGTATTTGTTCACCGCCGTCAGGTATTCCTCCTCGGCAAGCGCGTAGTATTCGTCAGGCATGCGGATATTCCAGAGGATATACCTGTCACCGGCTTTCGGTATGAGATTCCCCCCGGGAAGCTGCATGTCGTCGTCATACGGCCAGATAGTGATGATCTCAAACTCGCGCGTGTCGCTGTCGAAGTTCACCTCGAAATAGTAGGTGCCGTCCTCTTCCTCGCCAAGGCCGGCAAGTTCGCCACCTTCCTGGAAGGAGACGCGTTTCACCTTGCCGGCAAGTTCGTAGGTGTTGGGATCGAAGTTCAGCGTGTCATCACGGAAATACCAGATCACGAACGGGTGGCCGTCCTCATCCGTCACCTGCGCGCTGCGCACCGAAGTCACGGTACCCACGCGCCGGGGATAGATATTTGCGAAGGCGTCCTTCTCGTAATGATGGTGGATGCCGTACTTTTCCGTGTTCACATCCACGTATTTAGCACCGTCTGGAAGTTGCAGCCGGCTATGGCCGTATTTCTCCGGGTCAATGTTCCGGGAACTGCCGACCGGAAACAGACGGGTGTAGAACTTCGCGCCGTCGGCCTTGTCGCGGGAGAGTCCCGTCAGGCCTTTCCCGTATGCCAGGGAGACCTCCTCACCATGTTCGCAACGGCAGAGGTTCACAGTCTGGCCTTCCACCCACCACTCGGCGCCCGGTACTTTGCCGGCGAGTTCTTTTAGCGCGTCGGGGCAGTACTTCCCCTCGTAGTCGATGACCACGTTCTCGGTGCCTTCCACGCGGCCCACCTTCCAGTCGGTGACACCGCCCATGCCGTCATTGATAGATTTCACGATCAGGGCCATGTGCTCCCGCGGCGGGGCGGTCAGCGTGAACACCGGTTCCGGGTCGCCGTCCACCACGTTCAGGACGAGGAAACGTCTCATCAGGCTCTCGATACCGTAGAACTTCACGTCGTATTTCCACTCCTGCGTGTTGCGTTCGTCCGGCAGGTACCGTTCCTGGAGCCAGTAGCGCTCGCCATCGAAATCCACGTAGTCGTTCACCTCCAGCGCCACATACTCGTACAGGGTGAAGGAGAGCATCAGCACGTTGTCCGACTGGATCGCCTTCACCTGTGTCGAGCTGTCGTCCGGGGAAAGGACCGCCTTCGCCTGCCTGTTACTGTCATATACCGTTAAAAGCATGTTCGAATGGTGTTTGAACGTTGGTTAAATGATTGGTTCGGGTTCACGGAATTTCACCTTGAAGCGGCCGGCCTGCACCCCTTCCCGCCAGAGGTAGGTCAGCGGGGTGAAACCGGGACACTCCAGGTAATGCACGCGCAGCGTCAGTTCCAGCTGCGGAAGATACAGCGATAGCCACCCCTTGTCCCCGGTTTTCAGGAAGGAGATGAAGGACATGTATTTCTTCAGCCACTCCCCTTTGCTCGGGGCGTAAAGGGCAAAGGTCAGCGTAATGTCGCGCGCCTCGTTGGCCACTGTCAGGCAGTCGGAATATTTCTCACCGTTCTCCTCGCGTATGTCCACGGCAGTGTGCGCTTTCGTCTTGCTCGCGGCAAGGATGGCCTTCAGGTTGTCACGCCCGCCGCGCTTCTCTTCGGTCAGGAATACACCGTACTCCGTCCAGATATCGGTGCCGTTCACAAGGAACAGGCCGCCCATGATTGGTTCCATGCTCATGATGATTTCATTCTTAGTCCGTCACGTATGATTCGTTTTATATCTTCCTTTATCTCACTGAGGAAACCGGCGCTTTTACCGGTATTCTCCGCGATCTTTGCCAGATGTCCCTCGGCGCTGGCCATACGGCCCGCCACGTCCTCGGTCTTCTCGTCAATGCTCACCCAGTGGTTCAGCCCCGAGGTGAACATGCCCTCCAGCTTCGTGCCCTGGTCCTGTGACATGGCCGAGAAGCCGCCGGCGCGGCCGGTCTGCGTCGTGGACTTCCCCTCCTCCGTAATGCCGGCAGTGTCAAACATCTCTTCCTTCTTGGCGCGGGCACGCTCGAAAATATCACTGTAACGTCCGCGTAGGGTATCGGCTTCATCCTTTGACAGGATGCCGTCGCTCATGAACTCCGCAAACGTCTCCTGCCATTTCTTCAACTCGTCCGAATAGGTGCCGTTCACGATGGACTTCAGGATGGCGTTCTCCATGAACTCGTCCACGCTCGCGATCACGTCTTTGGAGTCCGTCTCGAAATCCTTCAGCAGGTCCTTCATGCCGCCGCGGATACCGTCGAAAGAGGTGTCCGTGATGGCTTCCTGCCATTGCTGCTGGAGTTCCAGCAGCGTGTTCGCGTCAGAAACGTACTCGTCAAGCCACTGGCTCTGGTCGTACTTGCCCGAATGGAGCTTCTCCCAGATGTCGGGAAGTTCCTGGAGCCGCGCCAACTCCTCAGGGGAAAGCCTCCAAAGGGAATCGGTATCCCGCACTGACTTGCCCAGGTAGGCGGAAACCGTGTCCCAGTCACCGCTGCCCATGGCCTTGCCGATATAGTAATTGTTCGAGTGGTGCGAACCGTGATACCCCATCTTCGCCTCCAGCATCTGGCGGTCGTTCTCGATTTTCTGCTTCTGTTTGTCATAGGCGCTCCGGTAGTACTCGGTGGAACGTGCGCCGCCGGAGCTGGCCATCTCATCGGTCAGCTTCTCGATGGCGGTGGTCAGGTACTTGTTCGATTCGGTCAGGCGGTCCACCAGCGCGTTCACCTCCTTGGCGTTGCCGTGCGAGGAGAACAGGCCGAAGGTCACCGTGTCCAGGATATCCCTCACCCCGTAGAACAGGGAGCTGCCGATCTGCGTGAACAGTTCACCGGAAAGGATATTCTTCAGGATGCCGTTCACGGCACCGAGCACTGAATCAAGAATACCGCTTACCAGGGTACCGATTCCATCCTTCAGCACGTCAAGGATGGAAAGCACCGCCGCGATAATCTGTCCGATGATGCCGCCGTTTGAAAACGTCTCGGCAAGGGTACTGCCCACGCTGCCCATCACACCGCCCATGTTCTTCGTCGCTTCACCTAATTTGCCCAATCCTTGGGCCACGCCCGCAAGTGAACCGGATTTTAGACTCTGGAGACCCTCGGCAAGGCCGGTAAGAGATGAAACGGCGTTCGTGCTGGACGTGCGCAGGTCCTGTGCTGCCTTGTCGTTAGCCTCCGTTAGGGCGACCACGCTCGCCGAGGCGGCGTCGAAAGCCTCCCCGGCGGTGGCAACCAGTTCCTCCGCCTCTTTCACGGCGGCGGGGTCGCCGCTTTCAGTGGCTTTCTTCAGTCTCTCCTGGGCTGTCACCAGTTCATCGGCGGCGGCCTTCTCCCTCTCCTTGGCCTCCGTCAGGTCACGCAGCGTCGTCTGGTAGGCGGCAAGGTCACGGGAGACATCCCTGAACATGTTCCGGTTGATACCGCCCGCGCTCCGGTCCTCCAGCTTCGCGATCAGTTCGCTGATCACCTGTTTGTCCTCGGCGGATGCGTTTTTATACTCATCGGAGGCGGCATATTTCCTCAACTTTTCCAGCGTGGGACGCAGCTGCTCTTCAAGCAGCCCGCCGAAGTTGCCGAAAAGCCCGTCCCAGTCGATATCCGCCTTCAGGCTGGCAATCTCGGCAGCGGCAGTCTCTTCCTTCTGCTGGCGACCGAGGCGTAATACTTCACCATAGTTGCCCGCTTCCTGCGCCTTGCGGATTTTCTCCGCGTATTCCTGGGCGATGGCCAGCTTCTTCTGCTGGTATGTCCCGTATTCCTTCAGGTAGTCGAGCATCGACTGGCGGGCGGCGTCATTTTCCTCCCGGGTCACCTTTGCCAGGTCGCCGTCACGTGCCGCCGCGGCCTTCTCCCGCGCCTCTTTCAGGATGGATTCCTGCTCATCGGTCAGTTTGCCCTTCTGCGCGTCCTTCCACTTCTTCTCCTGGGCGGCAAGCTCGGCGATCTCCTTGTCGTAGTTCAGACGGATCTGGCGGCGGCGTTTCTCGCCGCTCTCCTTCAGAAGGTCGATTTCTGCCTGGCGGTTCTTCATCTGGAGCTTCAGAAGTTCCGAGGCACGCTGCTCTTCCGACTGTTGCTCCTTTTTGGCGGCATTCGGGTCGGGTTTTGCATGGTCACCCAGGTCGAACTCCTTACCGATATCCAGATATTCCTCCTGGAGCTTCCGGGCTTCAGCCAGGTAGCCGTCGCGGACTTCCTCGGCCTCACGTACCGCCTTTTCCTTCGCCTTCTCGTTATACTCCGATATCATGGACTGCGCGTCCACCCGTCCGTACGAATCGCTCTGGGCCATGTAAAGCCCCATGCGCGCGAACCAGCCCATGGAGCCGTCCACGTCTTCCGGCTTGCTGGCCTTGATCTCGTTCACCTTCTCGTCCGCCTCGGCGGCCTTGTTCACCAGGCTCTGCACCTTGGCCTGGAGGAAAAGCATCTGGATATATTTCTCACCCTTTTTCTGAAGGATGTCATACCACTGGGCGACCGTGTCGTAATAACCGAAACTCTCGCCGTACTTGCGGTTCAGTTCCTCCACCTTCGACTTTTCCTCGTCCTTCGTGCCTGTGAACTTTTTCAGGCTTGCCAGCGTACTCTCGATCTCGAAACGGGTCTTGATCATCTGTGCACGACCGTCGGACTCGATTTTTACCATTTCCCGGGCTTTCTCCGCCGCTTTCTCCTGCGCGGTGGAATATCGGTCCCAGGCGACGACAAGTCCCGTGATAACGGCCGAAAGCCCCAGCGTAAGCGTGGCCATCAGGGCCTGCGCGGCACCGGTGGAAATACCCAGGGCGACAGCCAGCCGGGCATTGGCGGCCGTCAGCAGGTTCTTCATCTTCACGACCGTCACCAGGCGGAAGGCGGAATCCTTGTTCAGGGTATTGAACACTTGCTGAAGCCCCATCGTGATGGCCATCACGCTCTGGACGCGGGTCTGTATCCTTGCCAGGTTCTCGTTCTCCGAGGCGAAAAGCGACAGCGCGCCGGTAGCGGTGGTGAACAACCCGGCAAGGCCGCTCACGCCGGACATGAAGCCCTGGAGGTTCGCGTCATCGTTCGAGAGGATTTTCGTCTGGGTGTTCAGGTCGGCGAGCGTGTCGGAAAGGAGCGCGGCCTGCTGCGCCATTTTCCGGTACTCCTCAGTGTCCTGTTTCCCTTCCAGGCGCATGCGGGCCATGCTGTCCTGGAGCTCACGCAGCTGCATGGAAAGACGCTTGCTGCCCGCACGTGTCTTCTCCTGTTCAGCCTGGAGCCCGGCAAGGGCGCCCTTTTCCTCCTCAAGCGCCTTCTTCGCGGCGTTCAGTTCATCCAGGGCGGCCACCTTCGCCTTGCCGGGAGCGGCACCCTGGTAGGCTTTCTCCAGCGACTTGATGTCGCTTTCAATCTGCCCGACGACTTCCTTCTGTTCCCGGATCTTGTCGGTCAGGCTCTTGCTACCGGCCGCGGCGCGTTCCTCCTCCAGGGAGATACGTTCGTATTCCTTACGGAGGTTCCGGACGCTTTTCTCCGCCTCGCGGTGTTCCTTTTCAAGCCCCTCAAGGGCCGCACGCTCTTCTTCCAGGACCTTGCGGCAGGCTGTCACGTCGGCGGCAAGTTCCGCCTGTGCCGGACCGGGCTTCATGTTCTGGAGCTGCGTTTCCATCCGTTGCAGGTCGGAATTCACCCGGTCGATGACCTTCCTCTGTTCCAAGATACGGGCATTGATGGCAGCGGCGGCCTTCTCCGACTTCTCGGCAAGGATATCAACCGCCAGGTCGGCCTTGTCAAGGCCCCCGGTCAGGTTGTCCTTCATCAGAAATTCGATTTCTACGGGCTTCATCGTTTACAGTTCTAAATTGCTTTGAAAAAAATTCACTATGTCACCGGCTTCACGGGCGGCGGATTCCGGATCGACTCCATCTCGGAAGGTATTTTCAGAATCATCGGCTTTCACCCGGCGGCGGACATAACGCGGGGCGTCAGACAGCATCAGGATGAGCGTCTGGTAGTTCACCTTCTCCAGGATGTACTCCACCGTCCAGCCCGTGGCGCTCGCAATGTTCCAGATAAAACCGAAGGGGCTATGGGAACCTTCAAACTCGGTCCTTAACTCCCCTTCCTTCTTTGGCTCATTCTCAACTTCATCGGGTTCGCCCGATCGATCGAGCTGATAATACTCGTAAAAGACTCGCTGCCCATCAGGCTGATGAACTTCTCCAGGGCGCCCATCAAAAAACGGTGCTCCACAGCCTCACGCAGGAACCACGCCACGGGGCGGACAAGAAGACGCCGGCTCACCGGGCCGCGGCAAAGGGTATGGGCAACCATCCGGGAAACCTTGACGCCGTTCTGTGCCAGGAACTCCAGACGCTCACGCCCGGAAAAGGCGGAAACCTCCTCGGGGGAAACGCCCATCGAGAGGTAGAGCCTCACGATGCATATCTGGCCGGCAAGACGCGGGCGCCGCATGGTCACCCTCCACCGGACGGGGCGTTTCATGAAAGGCAGGCGCCATTCCTTCAGCGGAAGGGAGACACCCAAGTCAAGCAATGCCTCGGACGCCTCCCTCTGCACCTTTCTCGCTTCACGCTCGTCCATGCGTTAGCCCTCCACTGCCGCGGTGTCATTGATTTCGTAAGGGGAAGAGCCGTCCTCGGGCTTGTTCACCTTCAGCTGGCATTCCAGCTTGGAAACTTCCGTCAGCGTCAGCTTCCCGCCGAGGTTCGCAAGGATAGTGCCGTTCGGGATGGACATCGTCTGCCCGGATACGAACTTGATGGTCCAGGGACCGGAAAGGTTTACCAGTTCGGTCGGGGCCTTCCACCCGGTCGGGGCATCCTCCGGCCCTACAAGCGTGCCGCCCAAAACGGCCTTGATGTTCTTATAGTCCAGCTGGATAAGGTTGAACGTAGGCGATACCTGGCCGTTCTTCTGCAAGAGCGTCAGCACGGGAGCGTCGGGAACCTGTTCGGCTTCAATATCGACACTCTCGGGCTTCGTGCCGCCCCAGTCCCAGCTGCCCTTCTCGATCCAGCCGATAGTCATGGCGCCGAACGTTACGACGGCGATGCCATAAATGAAATTCTTATTATTTTTCATACAGTCGTCTCTTTTTTAAAAAGGTTGATAATATGCCGGATGCCACACCGGCGATAAAGGCAATGAGGGCGATTTTAACGGGATTAAAACGATGTTTGAACTCCGTTTCGGAAACTTCCGAAACACTCACGGTATCGCCCCGGATACGTGTCAGTTCCTCCTCATACCAGAGGACCAAACGCTGGAGACTGTCACAGGTGGAGGTCACTACCAACGTGTCGCCCCTGGACGTCACATTCACGCCCGCCTGCCCGTTTTTACCATGATAAGAGGCACCGGCAGGAAGCGCCAGCAGGTCAGGAACCGGAATTTTCAATGTCAGCGCCGATGCCGGGAGGCTCGCCATCACCAGCCCCCGACGCCCGGACCTTGCGCTGTCCGCGCCTGACGCGGTTTTCACCGTCGTCAAGCTCCGGGTCTGTTTTCGGGAGCTCGCGCAGCTCATAAAGGACAGGGCAGTCAGCACGGTGAAGGCAATCATTGGCACCGTCAATAGCCTTGCGCAAACGCGCCATCTCTCTTCGTGTCGCACTAAGTTCTTTTTTTAAGGGTTCTACAATATTCTCGATCAGGATACGCGTGGCGTGCTCCGTGTTGTCTATCCGCACGGTCTCTGCGTCGGCTTTCGCCTTTTCCGCTTCCGCCTTCGCCTTCCTGACCGTGGGGCCCAACGTTACAAGGGCCGTCAGAGCGGCCAGAAGGCCGCCGCCAAATATCCAGTTCAAGAGTACGCTCGTGTCCATGATCACTTTTTATGATTGTCTGATACCTATTGAAACAAGCCATTTCTGCACGTCAAAACTGGGGCAGGCTTTCGCCGCCAGTTCGTTATGACCCACGATACGCACGTCAGGGAAACGGCGGTGGAAGTCTTTCACGTACTTCTCAAGCGCACGCTTCTGGCACGCCGTACGCGTGTCCTTCGGGGTCTTGCCGTCTTTGGCTACACCGCCGGCATACACGATATGACGGCTGACGGAATTATAGCCGGCCACGCCGTTGGTGACTTCCCAGGGGTCCACGTTCGCGTCCTCGTTGTTGTCCACCAGGCGCTCCACGCCGCCATTCAGGTGGAACAGGTCGGTATAACCCACCTGTTTCCAGCCGCGCCCGCCCTTCGATACCGGGTTCGTGTGCCAGGTACGAATCTCCGTGCCGCTCACTTCACGGCCCTCAGGCGTGGCCGTACAGTGAATTACAAGATACTTCAGCTTTCCCATTATCCTATGGGGTCTGTATATTCCGCCAATCCACGGGTTACGACATCCTCGGCACGGGTTGCCTCAAACTCAAGCTCCTGTCCGGCTTCATATCGGATTGATTTGTCAAACTTGTCACGGAACGGTTGCACCACCTTGATTCTCACTTTTACTTCTTCTTTGTCTTTCGATTCCATATCAATGAATTTTATAGGATTATTTTTTTACAATCAACCTTCCGGCAATTCCGATGCTGAATATCCGCTCATCATCACCGCTCCGGCATCCTCTTTCTTGGGCATGCAGATGAAATAGTGGCGGAAGTTGATCTTGTTACGCTGGTATTCCGGATCGGTCTCGGCGGCACTGTAATACATCTTCGTCGAGCCGGTGGCCTTGAACACACGCTGGGTGTAGAACGCGAAGGAGCACTGGAACTCGCCGGCGGCGGCAGTGGCACCAAGATCTTTCTTCTTTCCGGCAGTGGTGTACAACGGGTTGTTCGCGAACTCGTAGATGTCAAATCCGTACTGGCGTCCCACCGTACCGTCCGTGCGGTTGATGTTGTACTGCTCACGGAAGTTCTGCGATTCGCCCAGCAGGTCATTCACATGGTCGGAACACAGTACCAGACGACGCCCGGCGGCGGGAACGCCCAGTTTGTCCAGGGAGCGTTTAAGCTCGATGAGATCGGCCATGCGCATCTTCAGGCGCCCGGTCTGTTCGTCCCTTTCCCCGGTGGTCTTCAGAACAGGCGTCTTGGCGGTATTCTCCTTGGCACACATGGCATGGGCGGACTTGGCGAACTTGGCGTCGTTGATGGCGTTGCCGTGGCTCTCCTTCACACGCGACATCTTGTCGTAACTGATTGCGTACAGTTCATCGTCAGTAATGGGAGTCACCTTCGTCTGGAACTTGTCGAGGCTGATGGTCAGGTCGGCGTCGTCCAGTGCCTGGAGGTCGATCGGGTACGTGGTGTTGTTCACCAGCACGTCCGGGTCCACACCCACATCCACCAGGTGGATCACGTCGTTATTCACCAGCGAGGAACTGTCAGGAATACCGTCCAGCCACGTCGCCTCCAGACCGCGGCGCAGGTACTTCACCAATTCGCCCGTCCAGATTTCCTTGTACACACCGGCGCGCAGGATTCCCGGTTCCACCGGAAGCGCACCCACCACGGCAGCCACGGCATTCATGCCCAACGCCGACAAGGCGGTAGGAATGCCGCAGACCGCACCAAAAACAGCCCCGGTCACACCGTTGAACAACAGGGCCATACAAAACATAAGTACTTTCTTACTCATTTTCTTTTCTGTTTAAAAAAGGTTTGACTTCAAATCTCACACTCCATGCCGTACTCGGCCTTGTAAAGTTTCCGGTACTCGGCAGGCTGTTTCTCACGCATTTCCTCCAACTTGTCAACCGGAACATCGGAAAGCTTGTTGTAGCTAACAGGCTGCGTGCCCGTAGGAACACCGCCCTGGTGACCGATGACCGAACTGAGCCGCACCTGCGGGGACATGGCGGCGAAAGTATTCTCCAGTTCCTCCGCACCGATTTTCTTGCCAAGATCGATAAACTGCTGTTTCTTGTCCTCGCCAATACGTTTCTCACTCACCGCCTTCTCAACCGCCGACGTGACACGTGCCAGTTGAAGGGCGGAATTCTCCAAACGCAGGCGGTCCGCTTCCTCTTTCGATGCTTTCAACTCCGCCAGGCGGGAATTGATTGTCGCTTCATCAGCCGTCTCCGGCAGGCCCAGCGACAGGGCCAGAATTTTCTGATCCATAAAATTTTGATTTTTGGGTTTGTTATCCAATAGCGGCAAGGGGCACTCGCCGTCCCTGCCGAGCTCTATCCTTACACCGTCCCTCGTCAGCACGATGGCGTCATCGTTAGCACCGATATCCACGATAGACACCTCGGTGAGCTTGCTGCGGGTAATGGTCGGACGGGTCTGTCCCTGTACAAGATGCTCCGCGCTGTCACTCACCTCAAGGATGTCTATCCCCGCGCTCACCATCCGGATGCTGCCGAACTCCCACTGTTTCTTGCGGCGCCGGCTCAGTTCTGACGCTTCATCAAACACCGGCTCACCGGTAATCTCGTCACCGTCCACTTTCACATCCTTCATATAACCGATTACATTACCACGCTCGTGCATGTCCAACAGCACCGGGTTACGGCAATACTGCCCGATGTCCATCCCTTCAGTCAGCACACGAAAACCGTAGCTGTTCAGGACACTGTTTGAAATTCGTACTCGTTTGTTCATTTCTCTTTTCTGCTTTTTTCAAGTTTCACGCCGCAATATTACAAGTGAAAGAAGCCGCCTTCCAAAAAAGTATGAAACGGTTGCACACTTCTATGAAAGCATTTCAGCGTTTTTTGGAAACCCCGCACGCACGGACGCAACTTTGCCCGTGATTCATGAACTTTTACACACATTTTTATGAAGAAAGAAGAGATCGAAAAAAAGAAATCGCTGGCAAGGGCACTGTACCTTTCCGGCATGGAACAGAAGGAGATCGCCGACAAGGTCGGGGTCTCGGCAGTCACCGTGTCCAAATGGTGTACTGAAGGGAAATGGAAGGAAGCAAGGGCGGCGAAAAGCATCACGCGCCCCGAGCTGGTGAACAAGCTGCTGCTGACCATAGACAAGCTCATAGAACAGGTAAACGCATCCGAGGACGCCACGATGATCGCCGGACTCGGTGACAAGCTGGCAAAACTCTCGGCGGTCATCGAGAAACTCGACAAGAAGGCGAACGTGGTGGATGCCATCGAAGTGTTCATGGCATTTTCCAAATGGCTTGAATACCGCTCGCAGACGGACCCGGAACTGACACCGGAACTGATCAAGGCTATCAACCGCTACCAGGACAAGTACATCGTGGAAAGCATGGGGGCAAACCTGGGGGGACAGTAGCATGGCAACCCAGGCGGAAATAAAACAAAGATATGCGGAGTGGCAGGAGCACTGCAAGCGCATCCAGTCACTCACGAACCTTTCCAGCTTCTCGCACGAGACAGCCGTGCAGAAAGAAAAACGCATCAGAAGGCTGCAAAACGACTACGCGGCTTTCTGCGAGTACTATTTCCCGCACTTCCTACAGCTCCGTGACAAGGTGACCGGGGAGGTCATCCGGACCATACACAACGCGCCGTTCCACAATGCGGCGGCGATGAAGGTCAAGGGCACACCCAACCTGAAGGCCGTGTTCAAATGGCCGCGCGGACATGCCAAGTCCACCCATTTCGACATATTCATCCCGCTATGGCTCATGTTCCAGCCCAAACGACTCATCAACTTCATGGTGGTGGTCGGCAAATCGGAGGACAGCGCCATCCGGCTGCTCGGGGACATACAGGCCGAACTGGAATACAACCAGCGCATCATCGCGGACTTCGGGGAACAGAAGAGCATCGGGGAATGGTCGGAAGGAGAATTCACATCACGCCAAGGTGTCAAATTCCTCGCCTGCGGACGGGGACAGTCACCCCGCGGGCTCAGAGAGCGGGAAGCACGTCCGGACTACATTGTCATCGATGACCTGGACGACGACGAACTCTGCCGGAATGAAGCGCGGGTGAAGATACTGACCGACTGGGTGAAGGAGGCACTGTTCGGGGCCCTTGACGTAGGGCGCGGACGCTTCATCATGGTGGGAAACCTCATTTCAAAGAAATCGGTACTGGCAAATATCGCCGCATCCAAGGGCGTGCATGTGTCCGAAATCAAGGCGGTGGACAAAAACGGGGAACCCGTATGGAAAGAGAAGTGGACGAAGGAGGAAGCACAGCAGTACAGGGATTTCGTCGGCTACCGGGCATGGGAGAAGGAAATGATGCACAACCCCATCACTGACGGGACCATCTTCAGGGCGGAATGGATACGCTTCAAGAAGGTGCTGCCGCTATGGAAATACGACATGCTCGTGTGCTACACCGACCCCTCGTTCAAATCCACGACGGCCAACGACTACAAGGCATCGCGCCTCTGGGGGAAAATCGGGACGGAGCTCCACCTGATAGACTGCTATGTCCGCCAGGACAGCGTCACGGGAATGGTACGCTGGCTGTACAACCTGTACGAGGACCTGCCCGAAGGCGTGGCGGCCAGCTTCTTCATGGAGGCGAACTTCCTCCAGGATACCATTCTGGACGAGTTCACCGAAGAAGGCAACCGCAGGGGGTACCAATTGCCGATCAGCGGGGACTACCGCAAGAAACCGGACAAGATACAGCGCATAGAGGCCGTCTCGCCGCTATGGGAGCGCGGGTTCATATTCTACAACGAGGCGCTCAGGGAAAGCCCTGACATGCAGGTGGGCATCGAGCAGACACTGGCACTCGAACGGGGAAGCCGGATACATGACGACGCGCCGGACGCTGACGAGGGGGCCATCTGGATACTACAGAGGAACACAAGGGAACAGAATTACAAACCGAGGCTCGGCAGACGCCGGGGAGCCTCAAAAAACAGCTGGTGACAATGAAAGGACTCATAAAAAGAATGTGGTTCGCATGGAGATACAGGCGGGCCGTGAAGAAGGCGGTCAGGATGGCAGACATGACCGGACTGAAGTATTACGTGATATATATCAACAAAGGGCTCAAGGTGGTACCCAAAAAGACCGTCAAGGAACTCGTGGCAAGGCACCGCTTCAAGAAGGGCGTGACGGTGGCGGACATAGAGAAACGGGCGCTCTTCGTAACCAGATAAAGGAAGGAGAAGGGCATGTTTATCACTGAAGAGGATTACCGGGTGGTTGTCGGGGAAAACGCGCTGAAAGTCATCTCGCGGACCAGCACGGAAAACCGGACAAACGCCGAGCATGAGGCACAGGAGGAGATAGCCTCGTACCTGCGACCAAAGTACGACTGCAAGGCGGTGTTCGCCGCCGAGGGGGAAAAACGCAACAGGCTCATCGTCATGTTCACCTGCGACATTGCGCTATACCACATGGCGGCGTCACTGCCGCAGAATATGGGAATAGAGATACGCAAGGAACGCTACGAGAGGGCCGTCAAATGGCTGGAGGGCGTGCAGGCCGGAAAGATAGTACCGGACCTGCCCGTCCTCACGGACGAGAACGGGGAGATTGCAAACGGATCATTCATCTACGGCTGCCAGAAAAAGCAGCGGTACAACTGGTAAGGATATGAAACTGTTCAGAGATATCAGGGAGAGGTTCGCGGGAGGAAAAAAAGACATCCTGCGCACAAAGTACGGGGACTTCAACCTCGCAAGGGAAAGCGACCGCAAAAAGGTCAGAAAACTGGTGGTCGAGCTCCAGCGGACCACCGATGCGCTCACACGCAAGGACATACAGGACTGGAGGAACGCATGGCAGCTGGCGATCAACGTGGACAGCCCCAACAGGGCGGCACTCTACGACATATACCGCGACGTGGAGGTGGACCTGCACCTTTCCGGATGTATCGAGCAGCGCAAGGGGTTCGTCATGGCACGGACCTACAAGATCACGGACCAGGGAGGGAACGAGAAAGAGGAGGCGCTGCACTATTTCAACCAGGAATGGTTCCTCCAGCTCATGGGGTACGCACTGGACTCCATATACTGGGGACACTCGCTCATCGAGCTCGGGGAGGTCACCACTGACGGGGACGGCTGCCCGTGCTTCGATGGGGTGACGCTCATTCCCAGAAAGCATGTCATCCCCGAATACAGACGGGTCATCACAGACCTCGGGCAGGACTGGACGACAGGAATAGAATACCGGAAACCGCCGTTTACCGAGTGGCTCATAGAGGCGGGAAGCCCCGACAGCCTCGGGCTGTTCCTCAAGGCCGCCACGCAGACCATACCGAAGAAGAACGCGCTCGCCTTCTGGGACACCTTCGCCGAAATATTCGGGATGCCCATGCGCATCGCAAAAACAACGACCAGGGACGAGAAGGAACTGGCCAAGATGGAGAAGATGATGGACAGTATGGGTGCCAGCCTGTGGGGCGTGTTCCAGCAGGGAACGGACATCGAGGTGGTCGAGAGCACAAGGGGTGACGCCTTCAATGTCTATGACAAACGCGTGGACCGGGCAAACTCCGAGCTCTCCAAGCTTGTTATCGGGCAGACCATGACCATCGAGGACGGATCCAGCCTCTCGCAATCGGAAACGCACCTGGAAGTATTCGAGAACCTCGTGGAGAGGGATTGCAGGATGCTAAAAGACATCGTGAACAACCAGCTCATACCGCGCATGGCAAAGCACGGGTTTCCGGTGAAGGGGATGCGCTTCGAATGGGACGACTCGGTGGACTATACCCCCGAACAGCAAAAAGCGTACGAGGAGATGGTGCTGGCCAACTATGAGGTGGACGGGAAATACTTCGAAGGGAAATACGGGATGCCGGTAGGGGAAAGAAGGCAGCAGGAGGCTCCCGTACTACCCGGGAAGGAACCGGAAGATGACGGGAAGGGCACAAAGGACGGGAAGAAGAAAGCCGGAAACATGCGCGCGTCCCGTTTTTTCGACTGAGCCCCTCCGACTACGAGGGGCTCCATGAAAGATACGCCCGCTTGACGGGAAACATGACGGCACAGCTGGAAGCCGGAAGGGAGGAACGCATCCGGGAGATACGGCGGGAGCTCTCCTCGCTGTTCGACGGGATGATGCAGACACTCTACAAGCTGGAGGGTTCCCAGTTACGTATCGAGGTGCTTGAAACGCCGAGAATGAGGGAGTTCACGGAAGCACACGCCGCAGCACTCGACTCGTCGTTCCAGAAGGTGGAGATGACGGACACGATGCGGCGCAGGCTCCAACGGTCCGACTACGTGTTCTCCGGGATGAAGACCTTCCATGAACTGAATGAGGCCTTCCCCTCGCTGTTGGACGAGAACGGCGAAAGAAAGCCGTTCGAACGCTTCCTGAACGATGTCCGGAAGATAGACGAGACGTACAACTCGAACTACCTGCGGGCGGAATACAACTTCGTGCAGGCATCGGCCGAAATGGCGGCCAAATGGGAGAGGTTTATCGGGGACGGGGACCGTTACCACCTGCAATACCGGACAGCCGGCGACGACAAAGTACGCCCCGAGCACGCGGAACTCCACGGCATAACACTGCCACCCGGCGACCCGTTTTGGGAGGAGTATTTCCCGCCAAACGGGTGGAACTGCCGCTGTGACGTGGTGCAGGTGCGAAAGTCCAAATACCCGGCAACACCGGCGGACGAGGCAAGAAGACGGGCCGAGAGCGTGTTCGGGGACGGGAAAGGCGAGATGTTCCGGTTCAACCCCGGGAAGCAGGAGAAGGCGGTGCCCGACTACAACCCCTACACCATACGGCAGTGCGGCAGCTGCGACCTGGCCAAAAAGGCGGAGCTGGCAAAAAAGATACCGGAGAACGAGCTGTGCGCCGCGTGCAGGATTGTCAGGGAGATGGCCAGGGCTGACGCCAGGACCACACGACACAAGGCGAAGGCTCTGCAAGGGACCACGGTCACGAACCCGGACTTCCCACACAAAATACAGGTCACACGCAAATCCATCAATGAATGGACCAACCAGCCGTTCAAATTCTTCGAGGCGAAGAACCGGATGCTGCTCGATATCGCCTCCGTATTGGGGAAGGCCAAATACCTGGGCACGGCAGACAACCACAAGGGGATTCCCAGAGTGGTGCAGTCACATATCTTCGAAACGGAAGTCCATGGAGAGAAAGCATTGGTAATCGTCAGGGAGTACGACTGGGGGGAATTCGTGCTGCACAGCATATCGGACAGCAGGGAACTGTACAGCCACATAAAAAAGAAATAGCGGAGGAGGCAATCTTCCGGAACTACAATCCGGCACTGGACCTCCAACGCTATTCTGATGACAAAGATAGGAAAACTTTTTAAATCAAGAAAATATGGAACTAAAAATCAATCAAATTCATTGTTGCAACTGCCTGGACGGCATCAAGTCCATTGGCTATATGGGGGGGGTAAAAAATATAAACACAATTATTTGTGACCCACCTTACTTCCTCGGAATGACACATGACGGACAATCAGCCCAAGCGGCAGACCTTGCCATCTGTGTACCATTCTACCGGGAACTGTTCAGGGAATTCAGAAGGGTACTGGCACCGGACGGATGCATATATTGGTTCTGTGACTGGAGAAGCTACGCGTTTTACTTTGGACTGTTCGAGGATATCAAGCCGAGAAACCTGCTTGTATGGGATAAAGGGTCAGGATGTGGAAACTTTTACACCAACGAGCACGAGTTGATTATCTTCAGCACGCTGAACACCAGATTCCAGGCAAAAGGTGCACGGAATATCATCCGGGGAATACCGGCTTTCAACAGCGGGGCAAAAAAAACAAACGGGGAGAAAGTGCATCCCACGCAGAAACCTGTGGAATTGATAGAAAAGCTGATACTTGACAGCACGAAACCGGGAGACACGGTACTCGACTGCTTTATGGGAAGCGGCACCACGGCAGTGGCAGCCTTAAAAAATGGAAGGAATTTCTACGGGTTCGAGCTTCAACAGAAATACGTGGATATTGCCAACAAACGCATAAAAGAGCTATAAAAAAAACGGCCGGGAGCAATGCCTCCGGCCGTTCTCATAACAATATCAATCCTGCAACCGTCTGAATGCCACACACTGATAAACCTCGATACTCTCCATGATATCCTCATGGTTGTGGTTTGTCTGGCTCTCCACCAGGTCAAAACAGGTAAACGTCTCACCCTCCATGCACGTGAGTGCTTCATGAATCTTGTCCAGCAGGTCGAACACCTGTAGTGCTTCCTCACGGAAGGGGCTGGCGTCTGACGCCGAGCCTGACCAGTCCGTGACAACGTGCAGTTTCACCACAGGCTCGGCACGGTACTCGACACCGCTGACAATGGCGTTCCACCGGATCGGGCAGAACTCCACGAAAACAGCCGGCCGCTCCCAGCCGTCTTCCTGTTCGATAAACTCCACATTATGGTTCCAGAGGTCGATGTGTCTGATCGCCCCGCCGTCCACCTCCTTCAGACGCTCACGGAGCATGTTGTAAAGTTCTTTTCTCATTTTCTGTTTATTTCAAAATCAATACTGAAGTATTCCGTTATATTCTCCTCGATAATCTCACGCACAGCCTGTTCCACCTCGGGGGACGTACCCAAAAAACGGCGGCGGGGAATCCTAATGGTCTTGCCCACCTTCATAAGTGCCAGCACTTTCCAGAACTCCGCCTCGGATGACAGCTGGGTGGTACGTTTGTCCTTGCGGGGGCTCCCGTCCTTTTTGCGTCCGAAAGCCCCGGTGGCGGCATAATACTTCGCCCAGAAAAAACGCTTCATCTTCGCCGTCACCACAATCTCGCCACCGTCGTTATGAATGGCCGCGTAAGGAAGCGTGGTATAAAAGGTGATACTGTTCTCCGTTGTCCGGCTCTGGATGCTTCGCCGGAGCTCACCGCTATCCACCAGGATATGCCCGCCGGGACGGGTGGGACTCCGGCGGCGTGCCCACGCCTCGGAGAAGAAGGCCTGCCGCTCGAAGTTCCGGTTGAACTCGTCACCCAGTTCCACGCGCAGGTCGTCCAGGATATGGCCGATGATAACCTTCACATCCTTGTTCATGGATTATCCGCTATAAGTCTGTATATACACCTTCTTTACAGCTCTCGATACGTGTCTGGCATCCATTTACCACTTCTTTCAGAATTCGGGCGCATTCCTCATTGGAATACCCCTGTAACAACTCATCAATGTGCTGCATTATATCAATTACTTCCATATTATACGATATTTATTATTTCTTTCTTAAATTGGAGGTGATGCAATCCGCCAGCATATAGACAAAGAAGGCTATAAAAATAGCAGCGTCCGCATGTTCTTCCAATACTTCAAAAAACTCTTTCATATTCATTCCTCACCAAAATTGAAAAACAGTTGCGTGTCTTCCGGCAAGTCGTTCTTGGGATCGGCCGAAGCGTTCAGGATGTTATAAAAAGTACGTTCGCTAATACCATACACAGGATATATGTACCGCCGCCAAATTTCCCGGTTAGGTACACCGGTCTTGACATACTGGTCATATATCCTGTTGATATCAGCCACACGCTTCTGGTAACTCACTCCGTGCCGCTTTCCCATAACCTGCTAATCCTCCACGGGCTTTTCCTTTGGTTTGTATGGGCGGATATCCAGCGCCATTTCCGCACTGACTGTCACACGCCCGCTACCTTCACACTGGGGGCAGGTCTCCGTTTTACGGAAAAGCCGCCCGGTCTCAATTCTGCCCGTGCCATGGCAACGCCGGCACAAGGCTACTTTCGGTTCTTTCTTTATCTGTTGTTTCATTTTTTATTGTTATTTGTAAAAGATGAATTTTTCCTCGCAATAAATACAATGATTTTCTTTACAATACTTCTCAACTGCTTTTCGCGTTTTAAAATCTTTCACTTTTCCGTCTTTTGATAGAATATGTTCCACTTTAAAATTATCGTCTATTTTCAAGGGAACAAATCTTGTCTGAGTGTTAAACCGTTTCATCCCTGTTCTTTTATGATTCCGTCATTCCCAAAGGAATCGGGGTCCAAACCCCGTTCTTATCCTTCCGCTCGGCACGGATAAACTGCTTGCTCACCTCCGGCTGGTAGGCTTCCTCAATAATGCGTACCCCTTCAAGGAACTGTTCATCTCCGCTTTCCTCGGCAATTTTGCGCAGCTGCACGATACGGCTCGCCTTCAGCGTGCCCTTGGCGTCACGGGAAAGCAGCTTCAGCACCATCGACACCAGTGCCTTCGTCTTCTCGTCACGGGCCAGGCCGGTGATGTATTCCTTCACGATGGCAATGCCGTCCTCCACCGTATCACGGTAGCCATCGGTCACGTAGAAGCCCAATGTGATACGTTGGTCTCCCTTTGAGTTGGTGAAAGTATGCGTGCGCTGGTCATCTTTAATACGGTCTCCGAACAGGTCGGACTTCATGGCCAGAATATTACGGAAGTTGTCCAGCACACGCTGTTTGCTCTCTTTGATTTGCCCGCTGATGGCAATCAGTACCGGGATGGATTTTTCGATCTCCTCATCCACCATTTGCTTGTAAGCCTCACGGTCGGCTTTCTGTTTCTCCTGTCTGGCCTTGCGGGCCTTCTCTTTCCTGAAAGCCTCGAATTCGGCTTTCTCCTCGTCCGTCATAATGACGGCCTGTCTTGTTTCGTCACTCATTGTTCTTGTTTTTTAAAAGGTTGATATTTAACATTTGGGGGCATTCGGGTCTATAAACACATAGGCGATGCCGCCCGGTTCTCTCACGTCTTTCTTCTGCCGAAGCCCGCCCCTGCGCTCAATCGTCCGGAGCTTCACTGAAAGCGTCTCCAGCTCCTCCAGCCCGATACGGGCAAAAGGCTTGCCGGCTATCCGGGGATGCTGGCAGAAATTGTTGATACGTGCCCAGTCGGTGGTATCGACACCCAGACGCTGCATCAGGCGGAGGCACACGCTGCGCCTCCGTTTCAGCTCGTCCTTCCGCCCGGTCAGCTTCTCCATCCCCTCGCAACAGGCGTTGTACTCCTCGCGGCTCATCTCACGGAGGCTGTCCGTGCGGTTCCACGTGTACTCCCGTACGATCTGACGTTTGAGATCCTCACGGTCACCCATGCAGGGCAGATGGTTGAAGGAAGCGTAAAACCTGCGGAAGTTCATTATACTCTGTTTATTGTCCTTACTCATGACTATTTACATGGTTGTTTCAATTCATATTCAAATCTCCACCGAACGGGACGGCGTTGATGTCAGCCTTCCTCGTGTAGGCCTGCATGAGCGCCACGGACAGCAGCATATAAGCCCTCTTATTTGCTTTGACAATCCCCGAAATGGAGCCGAGAATATGATCACCCTCACCGATGATGATCGAACCGGCTATCTGTTCAAGACCGTCAGGATGATCCTCACTGGCCGCGACGCTCATAAAGGCGCTAAGGCCGTTCTCTTTACAAAACTCGTCCACATACCGGCAGAGTTCCTTTACTGCCTCTTTCTGTTTTTCTGTAATCATTTCAGTAAAATTTTAAACGTTAATAATTATATGTTGAAATCGCAAAATCTCTTTTTTGATACTGGCTGTACATTGTTTCCTCCCAATCCGTTTCTTCCTCCTCTGGAAGGTCATCCTCATCAAATTCCACCTCCTTACGGCCGTACTGCTGATGGGGTCCACTCGACGGTTATCACGGCGTCGAGGCTGCCGCTGCCCTTACAAACGGGACAGTCACGTTTCACGCGCTCACCCATTTCATCCTCACCCCAGAACCATCGGTTGCCCTTGCAACAACTGCACACGTGACCGTCAGAGTGATACGTCTCACGCGCTTGAACTCCTTCCGGTTTCGGATTGATGTAAACCGGAGCCATGATTTCGATAATTTCCTTGAACTTGCTCATTCCTATGATGTTTATAAATTATTACTTGTCCTTAAAACGCCTTCCTCCCAGACCACGAAATAACTGCCGGGATTTTCCGTCGCACGTCCCTGGCAAAAGGCCTTGTAAGCCACGACACGAATCTTCACGCCTGCCAGATAACGGAGCCGGACAGCGGCCTTGCCCATAGGTTGCCCTTTATGCTCCTGGGAAATGAAGATGAAGCTCTTCCGGGGGAAACGTTTGACCAGCGTGCTGACCTGGTCATAGGTCCACCCGGCCACCTGGAAGCTGTCCACGATGATGAAATGCGGACTTTTCGGACGTGCAAGGCGTTCTGTCAGCTCCTCCAGCGTGTCATCAATCGCAACGCGGAAACGCCCGCGCATATCGTCCATGTGAAAACGGATCAGGCGTTGCTGGAACGACTGGTTCAATCCCTCCTCATAAGAAAGATAAAGTACGCTGTCGTAACCGCACAACTCGTAGGCAAGTTGCATCACGAAAGAACTCTTGCCACTGGCCGACTGCCCGCTGATAAACCACAGTTCATTAATGTCCGGACAACCGAACGGACCGCTCCACCGGGAGCCCCACGGAAGGGGTTCATACTTACGGGCGATAATCTCCCCAGGGCTGTACGCACGACGGGGAGCCGGCTCCTTTCTTTCCTTCTCCGCTGGGCTCTTCATCTTCAGGCACGTTTCATCAGTTCAAAAATGGTATAGACGCGACGGAGACTGCCACCGCTCTTCCTCACGATCTGGGCGATATCCGTCCCTTCCGGGGCGTTCACCTTGGCAACCACACGGGCCTGTTCGTTCAGGAACCGTTCGCGCTCTTTTCCGTCATCAGGCGTGACCTTGCTGTACTTGTCGCCGTAACGGCTCAGCATCTCGGTGTAGCCTACCTTCTTGCACTCGATGGAGCGGTTTATTTTCTCTTTCAGACCGTCGGCCCCCATCATGTACCAGGCACAACAGTGTTCGGTGGCGTTCCACAACGCCTTCAGTTCCAGAAATGCCTCATACTGGAGGTCGCCAGCCTCGTCCAGGATAATCAGCGGGGTTTCGATGGAACGCAGGTAGTACACCAGGTCGTCATAAACATCGACATAACGGCCGTTGCTGCTCACGCCGTACTCCTTGGCTATCTTGCGGATCAGACGCTGCTTGCTTTTCACCTGGGCGCAATCGATATAGACGGCGTTGCGGTGTCCCTTCACGTAATAAAGGGCCGTGAAGGTCTTCCCGATATTGGCCATATCGCACAAGATACCGCTCAGGCCGCCTTCCTGGCAGAACTCCAGCTGGGCGGTGATGTACTCGAACGTAGCGGTGCGGGCGGCCTTCCATTCCATACCGCCGCGGAGGCTGACGCCCAGTTTACGGGCGATCGTGATCCAGCTGGCATCACTCAGCACCTTTTCAGTCTGGCCGTTCTTCACGGCACTGTAAACTGAAGTTGTTATACCCAGGGAGGCGGCGTGTTTGGCGTCACTTGGGTAGTTAGCCCGCTGGGACGAGATGGCCTCCGATATACGTTTTTTATTTTCCGTTGTAATCATGTTCTAATCTTAATTTAATATCGTTATAATGCTGTTACATGAAATCATCCAGGGCCTTGCGGCTGTAATCCTCCGGCGGAAGGAAAGTCTCCTGTAAAGCGGGGCTTTCCATGTCCATGGAGGGCAATTCCACGGCCTCTACGGTCTTTTCTATCTCCGGACGGGGTCTTGATACCCCCACGCCGGAAATGGCGTTATTTTTGACGTATGCGTTAAAGCCGGAGATTTTTTTCTGCTGTTCCACGAATACCGTCCTGTCCGCGTCGGTCTGCTCACAGTCCGCGGTGTTGAACGTGCCGACATTCTGCAACTTGTCCACCAGCATGCCGTTCTGGTAGATATACACGTCGGTGATGTTGCCGTCATCATCGGTCAGGTAGTAGGCGTCCACCTTCCAGTTGTTCGGCGCCAGACGTTCCAGCACCCCGGTGCCGCTCAGCCACCAGTCCGTATATCCGACCCGGCAGTAAGAGTTGCGGCGAACGCTTGTCTCCACATGATCACCGATAAAGCGGGCCAGGACGGCCTTGTTTATGGGTTCAAGGTTCGGGTTCATGTTCGCCTCAAGAACCTGCCAGCGTGTCATGCCGGGGTATTTCTTCTGGTTGGGGTGAAGCGAGTTGTTGAACTCCATCACGTCGCGCATGTCATCGGCGACCAGCTCGTCCCAGCTGTAATACTGTTTGTCCTCATAGGTGTCGTTCTGTTCGTCAAAGACCTTCCTGCTCTCCGTACGGTAGTGGCGATCCTTCGCGTAGAAACGCCCGATACCGAGGTGGTTCCGGTGTTCCACGGCTTTCTTCTTGGCACCGTTCATCTGCTCGGCGTATTTCTCCTGGGAGTTCTGGGGGGCACAGAAACGGACGAACGGGAACATCACACCGGCCTTCAGGAAGCTGTCCTTCCACTGGCTCATCAGGTGGTTCTCAACCTCCACCTGCGCCGGACAACCCCAGCCCTTACGGTCGATCAGACGGAACATGGAGCGGAACATGTCCACAACCAGGTCCACGTTCTTGTTGCGGTTGTACGCGAAACCGACCACGCACTGGCTGGCAACGTCATAGGCGTAATAGGCTTTCGGGCGTGCCTTGGTGTCTTTGAGCTTGCGGGGAAGATCACGGTCGTCGAACGAAATTTTGCTGAAGGAGAATTCCGGGGCATGGCGGTGGACGTGCGGCATCTGCTCGTGCATGAACGTGGTCCAGCTTGACAGTTTGTGCTCAATCAGCACCCGATTTTTCGGCTTGTTCAGGTAGTTGTTGATCGTCGTCTCGCTCAAAACGCGGGGTTCGCCGTCCTTGTCGGTGAAGTCGTCCGGGTTGAACAGCTCACCCGTCTCGGGATCGTAAACGTCCAGCTCACCGCAAACAAACTGGTTGTACATCTCCGCCACGTTGGTGTTGAACGGCTTGTTGGGAAGCACCGCAATGCCAAGGATAAGGCGTTCGGTCCTGTAGTCCACCTTACGGGCCGACTGGTTACCAAACTTGCCACTGATAAGACAGCCGTAGCCGTCACGCTTGTACTCGGCAACCTTCTTGCGGAAACGTAACATACTGCCCGGCAGCGTGTGCCCGAATTGTGTACGGAGGCTGTCAACAGCAGCGGCCATCTTGCCCCAATCGTATTTGTCGCCGGCAATGCGCTGGTATATCCTCGCGTTCTCGTACAGGCGAATACAAGTATTCAGGACGCTGGCGTTCGTGACATACTCACGGATCTTCTCAGGCTTCAGGTCAAGGCCGGTCTTCTCTGAGTCGTGGAAGAAGACGACGGCGGACTGGTCGATCTCGTAGTTTGAGCGGAACCAGCCGGCAAGGCGGACGGAGTCACTGTCAGGGAAACGGGTGTAGATATCTTCCTTGTAGCGGGGAGGGAAACTGTCAACTACCACAAGGGCGCAACCTCCTCTATCACCGCGGCGGGCGATATCGATCTTCTTGCGAGTAGCCAGCTTATTGCAGTAGGCCATAGTCATCACGCCATTGTCTGCAAGCTCCCGCATCGAGATACAAAGTTTACCGTTGTAGTATTCCATATCGCCCTCCCTTACTTCAATGTCATCGCCCAGTCCTGGATGTCATTTATTCCGCTGATCATCACATTCTCATAATGTCTCACCTCTTTTCCTCCGAGGAGCACAGAGCCGGTACCATCATTCTTGTTGAATTCCAACATGACACCATTAGGCAGGTACTGACGCATATAACCATCGCTGTCATGCATCGTTTCCAGTACCGGGCAAAAACACATCTCGATGCCGCCGCGCTCTATCGCCAGTTTCCGAATCTTCCGGGCAAGATCCGTGTCACTCTCAAAAGTGAGAGCCTTCCAAATCATAACAGAACTAACCTTGAAAGCCTTCTCCAAAAACTCTCGGTTCTCTTTTGTTACAGTTACTTGCTTTTTCATAACTATTTTATTTTAAATTGATTACTATTGCCTCTTCATCAAATGTCTTGGTTAGCATTGCCTTCGCCCAGGACATCGAGTACTCGCCATTGGCCACGATCACGAACGAAACGTTGTCGATCTGGTAAGAGAACAGGTCTTCACCGTCAAGCTCGCGGAGAAAGTCACTCACCTTGCTCCATTCGCCATAATCCACAGTTACCTTGATTGCTTTCATTTTCTTTAATATTAAAAATTCGTTAATCAAATGGCCTTTTTGTATATTTGGCCGCTGTTAATTTCTTAACTCGATGCAAATATACAGAATTTCTGAAATAAACAAAAGTTTTATTCCAGAAAATAACAAATAAATTCAGAAATC